CAAGCCTCAGAAATACCCGGCAACCGCGCTTGCAAACCGCAAGCGGACGCCATTCGGCAAGGGCAACTCTGCGCTTCTGCTTGAAAACATCACGGCTTAAAATTCAAGCACGCAAAGCCCAGCGGAACGGGGCCATTCGCGGCGGCCTAGGCATCATCTGAAAATCTACGAGCCCAGCTTGCTAGCAAGTGCCAGGGAAACCCAAGGCGAGACGGCTGCCAAAAAAGAAAATGGCCTAGCCGTTTCCGGCTAGGCCATTCGAGTCTCTATGGGGATGTCGGGAGGGGAGGGAAGGGAATGTTTTTGAAGCGCAGCCTGCGTTACTGGCAGGCGCGCACTTGGTCGCGGAGCAGCGTGTAATCGGCAAGCCATTCCGGGGTTATCCAGTCGAGCGGCATTTGCGCTACCTCTTGCGCGACCTGTTTCTGCTCGGCAGGTGAATATTCGATAGCGGGCGGACAACTAGAACTTGCCGCGGCGCAAGCGTTCAATAAGACCGCTGCGAGTGCGAGGACGCCGATTCGCGGCTTCCAGCTGGCGATCTTTGATGGCGTTTTGCCGCTCCGCCCTTTTTCGCCCGACCCGCGCCTCCCCCCAGGCACGGGCCGCAAGAAGAAGACCCAGGAAAGCAACGGGAATTCCGATGGCAATGGCAAGGGAAAACACACCTATTTGTCCCGCGTGATGACCGCGACCAGGCTGCCGATCGCAACCCCGGCGGCAATGATCGCTGCCACTTGATCCGGGCTTAACGTAATCCCCACCGCCGTGAGCAAGCTCACGAGACCAAGCCAGGTCGAGCGCTCGCGCGAACGTTCCAGAATCCAATCTATCATTTTTCTATCCTTTCGTAGTTTGAAACGAATTGTTCCACCTCGCCGGCACCAAGCGCCGTGTTGTAGTAATGCTTCCAGTAAAGGGCGAGACCGCGAAGATCCGTTGCATCTGGCAACGGTTCCGACACACGCAGATAATGAATCCGTGCCATCGCCGTGGCGTAAGCGAGATTGGTTGCCAATTGGTCGAGTTCGGGCGGTTCCGACCCCATAAGACGCCGGACCTTCGAAAGCAGCTTGGGATGAAAACGCAGATAGTTGGTATAAATGTCATCATGGGTTGCCGGCTCCATCTGATAAAGCCCAAGGGCCGGCCCGCTCCCATATTGCCGCAAACTTGTGAGACCGCTTTCCTGAACCGCCGTTCCGACGAGAAGATTCTCCGCCGCCTCGGACCAAAGCCCCATTGCTTTCAGGGTTGGTCGGACGACGTACTTTCGAAAGTGCCTAACGTCCATCATCCGAATCGAGTCGGTCGCGAAATCGATCCAACGCACGCTCCAGGCGCCCGATGTCTTCGCGTTGGCCTTCTACCTCGCGTACCAATGCGCCGTAGCGCTTGAAGGCTTCTGGTGTAACGGTGACGGAAAGTTTATCGACTTCGGCATCCAGCCTTCCCAACCACATGAAGGCCGCAGCGAAGGCGAGCAGAACCGGCATGATGCCGCTTAGCAACATGAAAATTTTATTGTTCATGGGCTCCTCGTTCGGGAGTAAAATTCTGGTCAGAAAGCCCGGACGTTTATTTTTCCAGGACGTTTCGTGGGCGTGCTTGGCAGCCGCGTGTCCGCACGTTTATGGTGCTTGTGACTTTTTTAGCGCTAGCCCTTGCAGAAATTAGCCCTCATATTGAATGTTGACTGTGCCGGTGTCGAAGGTGTCCGTGCCTCCAATCGTTGTAAGTCGAACTCGATCGAGCTCAGCAGATAGGCTTTTCACACCAACCGACTCGGTGATGTATATCACGCCGTTTGTCGTCCCTACTTGCCCCGATTCAGCCCACCTAAATGTCGTGGAAATCTCCTGAATTAAATTCAGCTCAACGACTCCCTGGTGAGCACTAGCCGCAGCCACAGATCGCATTACAAGAAAACCATTTGTGTTGGCCGTATATCCACCGCCACCAGTGCCAAGACCCACATAGCCCGTGGTTTCAATGCCTCCGCTATCTCCTAGTTGGACTAGGAAGGGGCTCGTGCCGGTTGTAGAGACCGAATAAAGTAAAACCTTGATACGCTTTGTGCCTGCTGGAATGCCGGTAAAGTCTATATACGTACCCGACGTTGCGGCTACAGGCGTTCCGAGAGTGATTGTTGCGAGACCCGTCAGTTGCGATCCGTCGACGGCGGGAAGACCAATCGTGCCGCCGCCCACGTCTTCGAGCGCAACCACGTCGCCATTGCCGGTCCCCGTATCTTTCGCAGCCGCCGTGCCAAGGGCCGGCAACAGGACGTGCCATTCTGTCCCGCCCCAGACATAGATCTCGAGATCGTCCTTCGCAGCGAGCGTCCGGTTTGTGGCGCCGTCGATGTTCTCGGACCCGTTGCCATCGACGGTAACCGCGTTGGCACTGCTGTCCGTCTTTTCAATGACCAGGCTGAAGCCATCGACGATCTGACTGCCCGCGGGAAGTGTGATGGTGAAGGCGGCGGAAGTGGCGTCGGCCCGGAAATAGGTGCCATTTGCCTGATTTGAGACCGTCGTTGCCGAAGAGACGGAGACGATGTCCTGAACCAAGTTTCCCACCGCTTCAGCCGGCAGCGTACAAACGATGTCTTTGTTTCCGCTTTTCAGATTTACCTTGGCGCCTGCGTTCGTTGAGGCAAGCACCAGGTCACGGGAAAGCGTATCCGGCGTACCGCTTGTTACCGTACCAACGCCCACTTCCCAATCCGGATCGTCGGTGATGAAATAATAGCAATTGTTGCCCGTACCGATGCCCGCGATAAAAGTCTGGAAACCGGCTTCCGTCCCACCAAGACTGAGGGTGCCAGTGCCCGTTGTGCTCGTTATTTCCTTCACGCGATTTGCATCTCGAAATGCCATGAGTTTCTCCTTGAAATGTAAAGGTGAGCGCCTAAAGTTCGGCGGTTGCCGTCCAGGCATAGTTGAGGGTGACTTTTCCGATTGTTGTCGCCTGCACCTTCACGTTGAAGGCATCGGCCGTGACATGATCCGTTGTGGCGCCGCCCAGGCCTTGAAAAGAGAAGTTGCCCCCCATGGCGGGGGGAACGCGCATGGGGGGCGTCAGGAGACTGCTTGTCTCCCGTTCTCTTCCCTGCGCCACGGCGTTCACCGTGTAGCGCAGAAGGCCAAGTTGGTAATAGCGACGGCAACGCAAAAGCTCGTCGCCAATAAACGATCGTTCCATGGCCGTTGCGCTTGTCCCCTCTTCCAATTGCAGGTCCGCGACGTAGAGAAAATCGCCGATGGTTGCATCCGTATCGTCCACCCATATAAAGACGGCGACGTTCTTCGCGCTCGCCGTATCAATGCTGACATTCGCAATCGTGAAAGTCTGATAGCTGTCGGTCAGGCTTAAGTTGGAAGGCGTGTTTTCGTAAGTCCAGTTTGCGGCCAGGGTTGGGTTTGTTCCGGCAACGCTCCACGCGCTCACCACGTCGAGGGTGACGCTATCCTCCGTGCCATCCCAGGCCAGGACGCTGGCACGAAGGTTCGAAATTGTGGCACCTGTCGAGATGCGCGCCTTAAAGGAAAGCGAAGCGATGCCGCCGATGACGGGCGCTGCCGTGGCGCCTTCGAGAACCTGAAGGATTCCAAATTTCTTGTTCGCCGTTTCGACGTCGAACTTCATGGCGGCGTGCGCCCCTGCCGGCAGAGCAGATGTTTCCTTCGTCACATCGACAACGTCATCGCCATCGGAAAGCAACGCCCAGCGATCCATTAGATAGGTCGCATCCTTGTTCGCCGGCCGCGTCGTTGAGTCGAAACTTGTCCCGCGCTGCCAAATCATTGGCACGCCGTTGATAAGAAGGTTCTTCGATGCCATTGGTTTTCCTTAAAGAAACGCATAAAAAAGGCCGCACATAGCGGCCTGGCAACAAAAAATATGCAAAAAATTAGAGCCGCTCTTCGACGCGGTAACGCTTGCGGAAAAGGTTGAAAGACGGGTTCACGATGGGTGTCGTCTGGGAAACCAGTCCAAAGACAGCCTGCTCGGAAACGTGACTTCCCCCAACGATCGGGATCACCAGGATGTCTTTGTTCACGCCATTTGCGCGGTCGATCTCAAACGCATTCGCGTAGATTTCCGCCTCGCTCAGGAAAGCAACTTCCAGATCGAGCACACGAAATTTCGGTCGTACGTCCACGAAAACCTGCCCGCCTCGGGAACGGCTGCGGCTGCTGGGATCGACGCAAGCGGCGCTCCACCCATAGGTGATACCTCTAGAGGGCTGCCAGATGGGGCCTAAAAAGATACGGCCGATTTCAAGGTAGTCCGGGTCCGTCGCAAGCGCATTGTCCGTTATGTCCACCCGCCAAAAACGGGCAGTCACGGCGGAGGAAAGGACGTAATAAACGGCGCCGTAATTATCGTTGACGGCGGCACTGATGCTTGTGCTGTCGAAAAGGTCCCCACTCACGGCGGTCGAATCCGTATCGCTCGCGCGAAGGCGGATCGTTGCGCTTGCAGTCAGGTTTGTCCCGCCCAGGAAAAGCACACCGACGGCTTTTGAAGACCCAAAATCGGCGCTAGCATGAGAACTCACCGTTCCGGCGGCTGTTCGCCATTTCGACGACAGGTGAACGCTTTGGACGTTCGCAATTGGCAGGGTCGTTTCTTCGGAGCCAGCCGTGATTCCGGCCAGATCCACATGATTTGTATGGGCGATCAACGCGGTCATCCGAATACCTCCACTTCAATGCGATTGCGCTGCAAATCTTCATTCATCCCAACGACGCGAAAGAGCTTACCGCTGGTCAAATCCCAACGGGGAAAGGTAATTTTTACGACGTCGCCGAGATCAAGATCGAGGAATTGGTTCTCGACCGTGATCCGGTAAATCGCGCGTTCTTCCTTGTATAGATTGAGAAGACGGGTTGCCTCTGCCGAGGCATCCGCCTCATTAGCAAACAGGCCGGGCACGACCGGCGGGTCCGTCGCCTGGAGATGCGTTATCCGTATGGCACCATCCGACGCGCCGGCAATGCGAAACGCTTCCGCAAGATAGGCACGGCGCGCATCCGTGACGCTGCCAGCCAAATCCTGAATCTGGACCGTGTAATTCCGCTGGTACCCGACGCGGCGGCGCCAGTTCGGCGGGCTGATACCGGCAGGGAGCGGCAATTTCGTAATTGCCATAACGTCTTCACGGGTGAAATTTTCTTTCGGTGCCCCGGAGGGCGCCCTGAAGACACCCACCATCAGCTCGCCATTGCGATTAAAACCATGATAGCCGCCAACGCCGAGAACCAGTTCGCCTAGCACATCCAAAAAGTTGCGCGGTACCGGCGCAAGATAGATCCCAACCGGGGCGGCGTTGTCCGATTTCATATTCAAGAAAGAACCGTTATCGATATTCGCATCGTCAAAATCGGCGTGGTCTTCAACGATACGCCTGACAATGTCGGAGGTTGCCGTGACATAAGAAGGCGAGGCCGAGCCTTCAACATCTGCTGTGACGAGACCGGCTGGCGAGCCTCCCAGCGTAAAGGTACCAAGGGCCGTATTGACGGAATATTGCCCGGATGAAGGTGTACCACCCACTTTCGTCAGGGCGACGCCTCTGTCATAGACCGCTGGCACGTCGTTAATCGCCCCGTCATGCACCTGGTAGAGGAGGCTCGCCGGATCGACAAGCGTGGCGGCAATGTTGAAGACTTTCCCATAGCAAAGCGGCTTTGGCTTTTCGGTTAAATCTTCTCCTCCCTCCAGGCCGCCGGTCCCGGCATAAAGGTTCCCCTGGATCGGGCCGTCGAGCCTGAAGCTGTTGTCGCGAAGAGGAAGCTGGATGCTAGTTTCGCCAAACACCCACTGGGCCGCTGTCCCGTCGAAAACAATGCCGAAGTCGTCGTAACTGTCCGTCGGCCGCCCCATGCGAACGACGACACGCCGGCCATCGATTGCAAAATCCGTAAGCAGAGAATCAAAATGACCGTCTGAATTATCGATCTGAAGATCGCCGAGCGCCGTCACCATATTTCCAGCAACCTCGCCGCCGGCTAACAGGCTGCGCCGGAAGGTCAGCGGTACGATGGCACGGGGCAGAAATTCCTGGCTTGGGATCGAATCGTTTGCCTGGCTGATATAGCCGCCTCGCGAAAGGTAAAACGGAACGATCGTTTCCGAGAAGCTTTGGCCGACCGAAAGCGTGCCGAAGGGCTGCTCACCATAGGCCCAAAATCCGTACATATAGCGCTCCTAATAAGAAGACGGGCAGATCAGGTTGGAGAGATGGCGTATTTCGATTTCAAATAATTCTGTACCGAGACAATCTCGGTATCCGTCAATGCGCGGGCGTAGATAAGAATTTCTGCAATCGTCAGCGCACCATAAGCACCTGCTCCCGGCGGGTTTGGAGCCGCGATCTGAAGCGGCTTGTTGGCGCGGAACCCATCCGTCCCCTCGTCATAGCTATCCGTTGCCTCGTTAACCGTGACCCCACTGCGAATCCGATGTGACTTGAAGCTCCCATTGTCGAGCCGCATGTCGTAGATGGTTGGTGCACTGTAAAAGACGCTCGTGACCCGCTGAAGCTCTTGAGAGCCGGCCGACGTGCGTATTGCAGGATAGACTTCATCATTCGTCGTCGAAAACGCCTGCACGCGCCACCCTTCGTTCGGCGAGCCACCATCCTGGTTGAGGACATGCCCCCAGGTTCCGGGCGTGTCGGAATGCTGCACCAGGAAAACCGTGAGCTCGCGCGGGTTCTCAAACGAAGCATCCGAGGCGACGGTCATATATTCCGAGACCCCGTCGAAGACGAGCGCCGGCAGGCCGGCAACGGCGCCAAGGCTTGGCTGCGCGCTCCCCGTGACTTGGGTCGCATGGTTGCCATTACCGGAAAGGTCGTCCCACTGGCTAACGTCGCTGCCGTTCATCGTCCTCGGCGACAGATCGCCAGCCAGCCAGACGCCGAGATCCGCGATCTCACCCGGCGTAAAGCGGGCAATGCCATATTTCGTCATCAGGTAGTCGCGGATCTTCCTCTGTTCGATGGCGGAAGGAACCGAGGAATAAAGCGCCACCTCGGCGATGCTTCCCTCCAATTCGCGGGCGTTCGTTCCATCGTTCCCAAGGTTGAGCGCATTGCCACTGTCGTCCGACCGGGTGCCCGTCGGGGTGGTGCTTTGGGAAAATGCAACCGTCTGCCCATCGATCCAGATCGTTGGATCGTTCGCCAAATCGCCATTGTCGTACTGGATTTCCAGAAGATGGGACCGCCCCGCAAGGATCGGCCATTGGTCCGGAGTCGTCGTCACCCATGTAGCGTCATCGCCGGAGAACTGCTGCCAGAAGGTAAGCCTCCCCGCACCGCCGCTATTGCCAGAGACATAAACGCCTACCGACCCCTTTTCGAAGATACGCTCCCAGTCGCTCGGGCTTTTTATTTGGTCCACGCTGAAGACGGTGGCGCCATAACCACCGCCGTCGAAAATATTGTCGATCGTGGCGTCCGCCGCAACGCTGAGCAGATCATTGTCACCATCAAAATGCAGAACGGCATGGCCGCCAATACCTGGATGGGCGGGCACCGTACCGGTCAACACATAATCCAAAAGCGCACCACCGTTTACCTGTGCGCCCCACAGCGAAACGCCGCTGGTTCCATCGCCGACAAAGGCACTAATGGAGTTGCTGGAGCTAATATAAGCCGTGTTGGTTGTCGTTGAGGCCGAAGCGCCGGTAGTGGCGAACACCGAACATCTATAGATCCCCCCACCAACGTCCTCAATGGCTGCCGTCCCAGCCGTCGTAGAAGCGATCGTTCCGGTTGAAAGATCAAAACCTGCCCAGGCAATGTTGCTGGTCCCGTCCCAAACAATCAAAATTACGAAGTTATATCCAGATGCTTTGGCATAGCTCGAGAAGGTATATGGCTTGCTTGGAAGCACCGGCACATCCTGCTTAACCGTGTGCGAGGAACTGTTTGTCGACGGAATGACCGTATCTGCCGTTGTGCCCCCATTGGGATCGTTATCTGCATTGGCGGAAACCGAAACCTCCGTTTTGATCCACGTCGTACTAAAATCCTCGGACTGCAACACAAGATTTTGCAAATTGTCCGCGCGCGTGAGAAGCGGCTGGTTCGCCGCCGTGCCCTGACTTGCGTGGTTGCCATTGCCAGAAAAATCGTTCCACTGGCTGATCGTACTGCCGTTCAGTGTGCGTTCGGAAAGGTCCGCCGCCAACCAAAGGCCAAGGTCCGCGACGCTCGAAGGCAGGAAGGCCGCCGTGCCTGCGCCGAACTGGAAGGGATAGAGTTCGACCAGGAATTCCCGCGCGGCACTTGGATCGCGCAGCAAAAGTTTGAATGGGCTCGCCGTCGCTTCTTGCGCGCCAAGCGGCAACTCGGCGAAAGCGAGCTCGCCAAGGGATGCGAATCCATGCATGGATGAGCTTCCTTCCCTCTCAAAGAGATGAAGATTCAGATCTAATTTTTTAAAGAATTAGAGGGCGTTTACGGGCGGTAGGCTCTTTCCCCCGAAGGGAAGCCCACATAGCCTATGGCCCCGCGTGGGGCCAAAGCCGAGCATGGCCTACGATGCCAGCGGCAAGATGGAGGGCCACAGGGCCTTCAAATCCTCCGGCGTTGTTGCCGCGTTCAGATCGAAGGTCTGCGGGAGGTCTCGAAGCGCTTGTTTCTCCGCCACAATGGCCTTTTTCGAAGCGGCATCGCCCAACTCGTCGGCCTGCATATAGGCAAGGTCTAAATCCTTCAGTTTTGCATCGCGCGCGGTGCGGATGCGATCCATGTGGATGCTGCGAGCCTTCGGCATGTTCACCTTAACGCTCTCCGGTGCCGGCGAAGTGTCCCGCTCCCAGGCATCCCGAAAACTCCGATCCGATGGGATATTGTTGGCGTCCGTTGTTTCGACGTTCGTGGCGTCCGGAGGAACCACTTTGGTTTTGACATCCTCCATTGCCTTGTCTTCCCTTTTTAGGCGGGTAATCAACTCCCTAAAATGATTGGGTGCAGGGACAATCACCGAAACACCGCCATCTGGTCGCGTGTAAACAATTCTTTTTATGGTCATCACTGATCTCCAAATGCCATGACGCAGACAATCGTACAATCGCCTACTGCATTATCAATATTCTTGCGTGTGTTTATCCCGGCAGCTCCAGCTGTTGGGTCGGTAATTTGAATATGCACGATTGCCGTCACCCCCCCAATATCATCCGCTAACGCTGTAAAAGAATGGTTAGCCGATGAAAAATTGGTGGCCCAATTTATTGTGTAACTCCCGGTACCATTGTCAGTGATGGAAGTAACATTGTAACTCGCGTCAATGGCAACCGTTCCCGTCCCGTTGAATCTTACCCACCCCTTACAGGCGCTCTGGTGAAATTCTTGTACGCCCGGCGTAACAATCACGGTATTGGATGTCCCAGCTTCCATTTCGGCCTGACTTGCAACGGCTAGGCCGATACCGGTAGTAAAATAATTCGTGCCATCGGAGAAGATGATGGCCGATTCATTCGTCGCCAAAACCAGGGTGGCGCCGCCATCAATGGTCGAGGTGGTCGGCGTGATGGTAACCGTCCCGGCACCAATGTTTTTGACGTGCAGACGGTAGGAATTCTTAAAGCCCGCCGTGCCGGCCTGTGGCAGCGTGACGGCAACCGCCGACGCATTGTTGAGCGTGAGAAGTTTCCCGCGATCATCCGTGACAATTGTGTAACTCGTCCCAGTCTGCGCGTTAATCGCCGGGCCTGGGACGCTCGAGGCCAGCACCTTCCACTCCGTCCCGTTGCTGTAAACCCCCTCCACCTGGCCTGCGGTTTTGATGACGTGGGTGGTATCGCCGTCGATCGTTTCCACCGCATTTCCGTCCCAGGTGAACGTGTTTGTGGCATCCGTCACCTTCGCCAAAATCGTATGCCCAATTTGGACATCTGCGATCGCCGGCAGCGTCAGGGTGACGGCACCGGAACTCGTATTCACTTCATAGAGCGTACCGTTGGCGCCGGCATCTGCCGTGGTGTTCGTGGTAATCGCCACCACATCTTGGACGCCGCTTCCAACCGCTTCGGCCGGCAACATGCAAAAAATGTCTTTGTTGCCGCTGCCCCAGTTCACCTTGGCGCCTGCGTTCGTCGATGCGAACACCGTGTCGCGGGAAAGCGTATCTGGCGTACCGCCGGTCACTGTGCCGATGCCGGTTTCCCAATCCGTGTTGTCGGTGACGAAGTAATAACATTCGTTCGTCGTGCCGATGCCGGCGACAAAGGTCTGGAAACCGGTTTCCGTGCCAGCCAGGTCGAGCGTGCCGGTGCCCGTCGTACTCGTCGTTTCCTTGACGCGGTTTGCGTTTCGAAGTGCCATGCGGTTTCTCCTAAAAAGCGCGCGTTGGAGCACGCCGTCCGATACGGAATACCCGGCGGGTTACGTGGGTTAAGCGTTGAATTGATTGCGTAGGCGTCGGGGTTAAGCGTCTATATCGCTAGCTCACGGTACCTTTTACATTTGGACTACCGGAACCGCTAAGCCAGGTCACGGCGCCCGTTCCGTTGAGTTCAATTGCCTTGCCGGCGGTGCCACCTGCACCACCGGTACGCCCGATACCGTTCGCGCCAGCCGTCCCGGTAACTGCCGTACCCCCGCCATTACCCCCGGCTTGCCCGGTTGCCCCGCCGAGGCCGCCCGTCGTGCGCGCTCCATTGTTTCCATCCGTACCGGACCCACCATTGACGCCCTTAAGACCAACGTTGCTTCCAGCACCGCCACCACCGCCAGATCCGTTGTTCACTGGGAAGGTGGTATTGCCTGCCCCGCCGCCGCCGCCACCACCACCGGCCCAGATTTCACCGGAACCGTTCGTGATTGTCCAAGCGGACGCAACGTCCATCGCATCACCCCCCGCTTCCCCCGGCGTGCCATTGGAATTTGCACCCCCATCGCCGCCATCGCCGCCCTTGCCGAGCACCGTTCCTTCGTTGAGAAACCGGAACTGCGATCCGGATGGGAAGGACCCTTCCCGTAGTGCCGCCGTAGAAATGCTGGTTGCATAGATATCGAATCCATTCTTCAACCAAAGAAAGAGTTCAACGGCGGACTGCCCATCCCAACCATTGTTCGTCGCTTCCGTGGTGAGCAGAACGTCGGCCTGATCGGCACCAATAACCACATTTATCGGCTGCAGAGCGCCGCCGTCGCTGGAGATATATTGTTGGCCTATCGTCATTACGCGTCATTCCCCGCATCGGTGGTGATGAAGAGCTGAACGCCAAGGAGACGGGCATCACCGACCAAAGTGTCGAGGCCATTCGCCCCGCTACGATAGGGTTCAAAAACAACGAAATCGGATTCGGCGGGCGTCCCGCCAATGATCATTGCTGAGGTCTCGCCGGAATGCATTAGATCGTCCGCAGCGGTTACGCTATCTACTATTTCGACAGCCGCTCCGAAGGCAGCATCCAGTGGATCATCGTCGCTAATTGCCACGGCCCTCATTCCCCAGACAACGTCCCCAGTGGCGGGCGTCGCCGTCCACACAAACCTTACCGTAATGGCCCCCTCGTTCCAGGACTTCGGCATTACAATCGTAAATTGTGCCCTTTCCACCGTCGTATCGTCGTAATCCCAAGTCCTTGCCATAATCTTATTCGTCGTGGTCTCCGTCGAGCCGGAGGATGGACCATTCGTGATCCGGGCGATCATCCCGCTCGCCGGAATGGAAAGCGCCTTCTTGCCCTGAAGATCCGCCGTCGCGGAAAGATCCGCATTTGTTGGCACTTCGCCCGCGGCGGTGCCGGTGTTCTTCGCCGCCACGGTGCCGAGGGTGGGTGTCAGGCGCGACCATTCCGTGCCGTTCCAGGTGACGGCCTCGATCTTGTCTTCTTCGGAAAGCACCAAAGTTGCGACACCGTCGATCGTTTCCGCGCCGGCGCCGTCGATGGTTACCGCGTTGGCACTTGCATCCGTCTTCTTCACATAAATCGTGAAGCCGGTGAGCACATCTGCGCCCGCCGGCAGCGTGATCGTAAAAGCGGCCGAGGTCGCGTCGCCCAAGAAAAGAGTCCCATTGGCGCCCGCCTCCACCGTCGTCGCGCCAGCAACGCTTTCCACGTCCTTCATGAGACTGCCGATCGCCTCGCCCGGGAACATGGAAAAAACGTCTTTCGTGCCGCTTCCCCAGTTCACCTTGGCGCCGCCATTTGAAGATGCAAGCACCGTATCGCGCGCCAGCGTGTCCGGCGAGCCGCTCGTCACCGTGCCGATGCCGGCTTCCCAATCCGTGTTGTCCGTAACAACGTAATAGGATTTGTTCGTCGTTCCGATGCCGGCGACGAAGGTCTGGAAGCCCGTGCTGGCTCCGCCTAGATTGAGCGTGCTGGTTCCCGTCGTCGTCGAGGTTTCCTTGACGCGATTTGCGTATCGCAATGCCATGCCTTTTCTCCTTAAGCTGCCCGAAACGGCGTTTCCCCAAGATCCCGAAGCTCCCGCTCGATACGATCCAGCCCTTCGAGCAGGGGTTCGATCTGTTGACGAAGGGCATCGATTTGATTGACGTTGTTCTTTTCCAGGGTTTCGATAAAGCCAAGACCGAACGATTCCTCGACCTCTTTCTGATTCTCGATAAGCTGGTTCAGGGTTTCGTTCACGCTTCTAAAAAGATCGGAAAAGCCGGGGCCGCTTGCGAAAAGTGCGCGCGCCTGACCCAGCAGGGTCTGGGCAAGGCCCGGGAAACGTTGAACCGCGGTGACGTCGCCGGCGAGCGCCTCGCTCGAGACTTCCTCAAAAAGGTCTTTGGTTTCGGAAAAGATTTCGGTGGGCGACTTTGGAAAGAAGGTTGCGGTGAGCGTACTGCTAAGTGCGGTGAGCGCGTCGAGCCCAAGGACGGACCGCAACACGTCCTGACCTCCTTCGAGATTTCCAAGAACCTCCGATTCGAGCCCGCGAAGCGCCGAGATTTCGGCCCCCGAGACCCGCGATGGATCGATTCCAAAGCTCCTCGCCTGCTCACGAACCTCGCCGAACCGGGCCGTTACCTGGTTGAGCGAGGCAACAACCGGATTAACCCCCACACTTTGCGTTTCGATCTCTTCGATCGCCCGAAGCGTTGCCAACCCTTCGGCAATCCGCTCCATGCTCGACTGGCCTTGAATGATTGCGCGTTCTTCCGCCGTCAACCCTGATGTCCGGCTAAGCAGGATGAATTTCATCATCGCCGCTGCCGCGCCTGCACCATGACCGAAAAAGCGCCGTGTCGGCTCGTCCAGAAAAAGCCCCTCGCGCTGAGTCTGGGTCGGCAGCGCGCCGGACGCGGCAACGCCAGCTTTCGTGAGATCGAGGATCGCGTTTAAATTTTGGGTGATGCTGCGCCCAAAGTCCTGGGCCTGGGCAACGGTTGCCCCGTTGTTGGTGCCAAAACCCCGGGCAGCAAAACGCCCGCCTGAGGGGCCGATATTGGCAGCAACGGTAGCACCGACACTTTTCCCACCACCGAAGAGGCCGCCGATGAGACTGCCGGCGATGCCTCCTAGAATCGCGCCCAATGGGCCGCCACCGATTCCCAAAAGCGTGCCGATGCTGGAGCTGCTGCCACCAACGATCGCACCCAAGCCCGCGCCGATGCCGCCTCCGATGGAGCCGCCAACCGGGTTAAGCCCGACGAGATTGGCGAGCAGACCACCCCCCGCAAATCCCGCACCGGCAAGGCCCAGCACACCGCTAAGGGAAATCGACGAGGTTGCCGCGAAATTCGCGGTCGCCGTGGCTGCCGGATTGAAGAATCCAAAGGCACTGGCGCCAAAAGCATCGATCGCACCTGTTACCCCACCCAAACCAAGGGCGCTAATGCCAAAAGTTTCCGGGAAAAGCGTGCCGAGAAGGCTCACCCCGTTAAGCGCATCGCCGAAACCAAGATTGCCTCCGGCCGCGTTCGCCCCAATGCCGGCCAGTGCCGCAAGGCCCCCCAAAAGCCCTAGACCGCCACCGCCGGAACCAAGATTGAGGCCACCGCCACTACCCGACGAGATCGTCCCGCTCCCACTTGCGACGTTCGCCGCGCGGCCGTTGGGTTGAATGCCAAGAATGGAAAGCACCGAATCCCCAAGGTCGCGGGAAAGATCGCGGAGGAACGTCTTGACCGGCCGCGTCACCTCATCCACGAGGTTGCCAAGAATGTCCTTCCCGGTCTGTCTCAGTAGCCCTTTGAATCCATCGCCGAGACGCTCAAGATCGATTTTTCCTTCATCGAACAGCTCATCGACAGCGCCTTCGAGCAAACCGCCGGCCCGCGAAAAGCCCTTCTGAATCGGCCCCCCAAGAACGCGCGAGAAAAGGTTGCTGTTCGGTTGTGCAATTTGCGCTGCCACCGTTATCGCCGTCGACGCCCTTGGTGTCACCGTGGCGGCGGCGGAGCCTCTTTCAAAGACACCTAAATTCAAGCTGTCTAAGGAAGACGTGAAACGGCTCGAAACGAATGGGGAAAAAAAAGATTCGGGCGAAACCAAAGAGACGGCAGATGAAGTTACATTGGCATTAAACCGCTGCCCCCCGGGACTCCTGGCAAGCCTGGATACAAGTATTCCGCCTTCAGGTGTCACAGCTGCAAGAGCAAGGTCTCTTTTGCGTATAGCTAATAGACGCTCTATTTCTTGCTCATTGGCTATTTGTTCTAGCCTTTGCGGACTCGCCTGACCCAAAGCCAATTCATTTCCCAGTTCCCTGAGCAATTTTGCAATTTTTTCATCATAAAAATCTATAGCATCCGCCAGCTTCAATAGGGGGTCAATTAACTCTCCCAAAAACGATATGCCGAATCTTCTTTTTTCCAGTTCAACTGCAAGTTTGTTACTTAAGTTTTTTGCAACTGTAGTCACCCTGTCTGCAGCCGCTCCTATTGCCTTCCATGCATCCTTAGTGCGCCCTACTGCAAACCTGGCTGCAAAGACTGCGAAACGTGAAATTCCGATCGCTATTCTTGTGATCGTGAATAAAAGTGCAGCTGCCGCAATGATAGGTGGAGGCATGCCTTAGCTCCTCATTGGCATAGATAGTTAAAGGGGCGAACATCAGCGCCCAGAAAATGGTGCCAAATGCCGCCTAATTTTTCGGGTGGGACTCTTTTTTCGAAACCAGATTGCGCTTCGATGCTTCCCAGCTCAGATATTCGCGGTCGAGCTGTTGGATAAGCGCCAGCAGCTCTTCTCTCTCGTCCAGATTATCGATGGCGAAGGCCTCGAAATAGGCGAGGACCTCGCTCAACGGAATAGGGCCGAAGCCAAACCCCTGGGCCCGGCTTGCATGCAGAATCTGAAACGCCTCCCAGATAAAAAAAACGTCCGAAGAAAGCTCCGGACGGCGGTCTAGAGCCGGGACGCTCTCGCCCCGCTCCGCACGTTTCAGCAACGCTTCAAGATGCGGCCCCCACTCTAAGTCCCAGCGGAGCCGCGCCCGGAGTTTTTTGCTTTTTCCGCGACTACTTCGTTCCGAAAGGTCTCAGCCAATTGCGAAAAGGTAACGACCTCATCCAAAAAATCGGGAAAGGCATCGAAGACCTGAATCGCGCTCTCCCTGGAAAAGGCAAGCGGGTTGCCGTCTTCGTCGGTCACCCCTTCCCAGTCGAGAACGATCGCGCTTGCCGCCCATTCCCGAGCGATTTTCTGGGAAACTTCCTCCGGAAGCTCCCGCCCGCTACGTGTCATGTTCTCATAGGGCTTCTGCAACGCCCGCAGGACTTTCCGCGAACGCGCCGATTTTGCACGAATGATCCGAACCCGGATGTCATCGCCAAGCTCGACCCAGGCACCCTCTTCTTCCAACGTCTTATCGGTTCCGTAGCGCATCGTAAAATTGCTCATTTCACACCTCGTCGGGTGGGGGGAGCCGGAACCCGACAGCCCGGCCCCGCCCCATAGGAATAGAAATGGAGCCTTGGATGAAAAAGGCATCCAGTCGGGTAAGCTCTTTTGCTTGCTTAAGGATCTTAGAACCGGTCGATCTGGATCATGCTGTCGGTCGTCGTATCCCGATACGCCTGCCAGCTTAAGGCCGCGACGACGTCCTGATTGGCCGATCCGGCCACAACCTGGCCGTCCGTGTAACGCACGGCCGGGAAGGTGAAGACGTAGGTGTTGCTGCTTCCGTCCGTGAGCCGGAAAGAAAGGTTGCTCGCCGTCGCGTTCAGATACTTCTCATAAAGCGTGCGATCGTCGAAATACGCAGCAAACGTACCGGAGACACCCGTCGTTCCGACGCTGACACCGACCGGATTGACGCTCCCAACCGCGGACTGTGCACCAAGTGCGTTGCCGACACTCATCGAAACGCCGGTAACATCCAACGTCGTCGCAATGTCGCTTCCCTCCATGATGGCCGCAATGTGATCCGTCGCATTCATCACGCTGTTCGTTGGTGCGGCATTTGGACCGCCCGTACCGACCGTGACACCGGAAGCCGTCGCGTTCTTGCCAGCGAAAGAAAAATTACCGGTAATCAAGCTTCCCGTTTGCAAAGACAGATTCGCCGAGGCAACCCGCATGCCGGTGAAGGCGACGAACTCGGTTACGTCGTCGAATTTTTTCTCCAGCGTATAACTCTTTAAGGTCGCACCGTTCCGGATATAGCTGCCATCGATTGTAACCGAGGGACCGACCGTTTCCGTGACCAGGGTAGCGCCGGAGACGGTTACCTCGTTCGCAGCCGTCGCCGTCACCTTGAAGAAGCCGTTGTTCGCGCTATTCGCGAAGCCTGCCACCTCGATCCATTGGCCGACGACGATCGCGGAAATGTCTGTTCCCCCGGAGGTGAACTTGTTGGCCCCGCTATCCGCCGCGATGTCCGTGCCTGAAATCGAAAGGGCAGCCGACCAATCCGACATCAGGGTTCCCTCAAAAAGATCGTCGTAAGCCGCGTAGGAAAGTTCGACATTGACGTTGCCGCTTGCGCTGACACCAACCCGATCCACGTTCGGAATTTGACGGTCCGCACGCACTTCGTTCGAGCCGAGAATCGCCGATTGCTGCCCAAGACTTTCACCCGTATAGCGAAGCGCCGTCATAGCGCTTGACGGAGTCGTGCCCCAGGTGCTTTCCGCTAGATAGTAAAGTTCAGTGCTGGAACTATTCGCACCCATCGTTTTTCTCCTTCGTGCACATAAAAAGGCCCGATTGGACGGGCCTCGCCCGCTCTTTCGGATGATTTTTGGAATGTGACCCGCCGGTCGGGTTTTTAAGAAAAGAAAACGGCGGAAGCGCCGGGATTAAAAAAGGGCCGCCGCAATTACGCAGCCGCCCCGGTAAAAACTTTCAAATTTTTCCAACAAAAAACCCGCCGGAAGGCGGGTTCACAGAAATTCGTACTGTGATTTTCTTATACCGAAGTTCGTCCCGATTGTCAAGAACGAAATAAATTTTTCACGCGCATCGTATCCAATTTGCAATCTCTGCATAACGTTCAAGTGCGGCGCGAAGATAATCGGGCGCGGTTCCATGCCGCATACCGTAATGATGCTCAAGCGTACGCATGCCATAATTATCAAGGACGATATCAAGCGTCAGTTGAAGTTTCGTCGTGCGATGACAGGCAAGCAGTGCCGCCCCCATTTCTTTTGACCATGGCAAATAACGATTTTGCCAAATACGGACTTCGGCAAGGCCCATCCGGTCAAACGGGTCCAAATTTCGTTTACCTAAATTATATTCCCGTGGCAAATGTCCTCGCGACGACGGGAACATGACGCGGCCAAGGGCACGCCACATGCGTTCGATCTCTTTGGCGGCATCAAGATGATAGTATTCAAGCTTGCCTGAGGCATAAAGCCGCATCAAGACATCCTGGCGAAGCTTTTTTCTGGTTTCGAGGGTAGCGTGCGCCTGCTCTGGATTCCTATCCAGGGTTTTTTGCTGGATTGCTAACTTCCTTCGCTGCTTTCTCACCATTTTGCGGCCTGCTCCCTATTTGATCGGTACCTGCTTCCGAAAAGGCAAAATTCACTCTGTTCGCTCCAGCCCATCCGCAAATGCGCCCATTTCAACCGCTAGGGTGCGCATCTCCATGGCCAGCGGCGGCCGTTCCTGGTGATTGATCCGCCCATCCTTCATGGCCGTGGAGAGCCTGTGAATGCGGGCCGATAGCTGTGCCATTGCCTTGTAACCACAAGGCGCAACCTGCTCGGCGGGGCGCACCCCGCACAGACCGGCCTCGGCCAGCAGCATTTCCGCAAATTCGGGCGGGAGCACAGCAAAAATACGCAAGAGATTGCCAAGGCCTGGCACGGCCTCTCCTTGCTGGTAGCTCTTGATCGTGCGGGCGGGGATCCCCGTCGCCGCAGAGACGGCATTGACCGAAAAGCGCCGCCCACTGCCAACGAAAAGACGCATCGCATCTTCAAGGCGGATCTGGACAATTTCCTGGGTAATTGCGCGCGGATCGGACATGGCAGCCATCGGGTCCCGGAAGCTAATCAAAGCCTAAATAAAATCGCCCTTGATGACATCACTATTGGACATATTGTCCACTTTGTCAAGTCCATATTGTTCCATGACAACTTGTCCCGAAATGGGAAAATTCAGGGATGGGAAGCAGCCAAACCGTTTCCAAATTTAATCAAAATCTCTGCGAACGCCTGAAGCGTGCCCGCAGCGATGCTGGCTATACTCAGGAGCAATTTGCGCAGATGCTGGGAATTAGCGTCGAGCGTTATCGCAAATATGAGAACCGCTCTCCTATACCCGTCTATTTGATTCCAACTGTCTGCGAGAACCTTGGCCTTGATTGCTGGTTCGTTCTGACAGGCCAGGGCAAGCCCCCCGCTACGAAAACAAACGATATGGAGACGCGCCGCCCTTTCCCCAAGGGCGCGTAATCCCCTTCCCTAAATCAAATCGTCTAATTTAGCCTACTCTTAGCCTAATGTTTAATTATAAGGACAAATTGTCCTTGACCATAAGGACAATTTGTCCTTTACTCGACCCCATCCCGACAACCCCGCAACCCCCAGCGCGTGGGAGAACCGGCGATGGCCCAATCAAAACGACAAATACAAGACAAAGACGACACCATTTCCTGGCGGTTCGATGCCGTTCTAATAGAGGAGAATTTGGAAACGTCGCACCTATGTACGGAATGCTATGGCGTCGGCGAAATCTATCTCGAGACCGGCTTCAGCGTTCTCGCCATTCCCTGCACTGCTTGCAACAGCTAGTGCGGTGCTATCAGTCTAATGAAAGTAGTCTCAGAAGTGCCCGGCAACCATGCTTTCAGGCCGCAAGCTGATGCCATTCGCGGCGGCCGCTTGGGCATCATCTGGAAATCTGCGAGAGAACAAAACTTGGTGGCGTCTCAAGCGAACCCGTCTCCGCCGATTTTCCTGTTTAACAGGAAAAATATGGCCCGGAACAAGGATCCAAATTCACGGACTTGCCGCCGGGACTGGTGGCAACTCTATGGTCTTGCCGTCCGCATCGACGAGGGTGGCATTCATGTGCTCAAGGCTGGCTTCGACAAAGCGGCGTGACAGCTCGAGC